CCAGAAAATGACTGGTGGGTATCAATTAAATACACAATGGTAGATGAAAATACTGTTAAATGTGAATTTAGTGGTGATAGTGAGAATGTTTCAATTTATAAACGACAATATATAACAAATTAAAATCAAATCAAATGGCAGAAAAAGTAAACAAAATTACGGAAGAAGAATTAAAAACTATTAAAGGACAACAACAACAAATCCAAAATGTGGTTTTTGATTTAGGCTCAGTAGAAGCAAGAAAAATCGAACTTAGTGATGTATTAAAGCAAGTTAATGCAGCTTTAACTAACACTAAAAAAGAATTAGAAGAAAAGTACGGTCAAGTAAATATTGACCTAAAAGACGGATCTTTTAAAGAAATAGTAGAAGAAGTAGCGACAGAAGAAGTAAAATAGCTATGAACTCTATTATAAGAAAGATAAGTATAGGTGCAGACTATAAAAATGAAGCTATGCATTATTCTCTAGGCCAACAAGTCTATGGGGGTCATGAGATTTCTCACATATTGTTTGATAGCCAAGATCATTCTTATAATGTTCATATAAAAAAAGGAAATGAGGTATTGCCTTGGAAGAAATTTAATTCTAACATGGCAATATCCATTGAATATGATCTGGAATATTAATGAAAGCTTTATATGATTTTATTATAAAACCTTTAGGGGGAACTTATGATAATAAAATTAAAATTAGTGGGAAAGAACTAATATTAAATACCAAAATAGAGAGTTTTAAATTTGTCAATAATTTAGCTGTAGTCGTTGAAATACCTTTAGAGATTGAAACTCCAATTAAAAAAGGTGATATTATTTTAATACATCATAATGTATTTAGAACTTTTTATGATATGAAAGGTATTAAAAAGAAATCTAGATCTTTTTTTAAAGATGATTTATATTTTTGTGCACTTGATCAAGTGTATTTATATAAAAGTAAAAAGAAATGGGAGTCTATTAATGAAAGATGTTTTATTCAACCTTTAAAAAATAATGACACATTAACAACCGAAAAAGAACAAAGACTTATTGGAGTATTAAAAATAGGTAATAGTTCATTAGAAGCGTTAGGAATACACGAAGGGGATATAGTAGGGTATACTCCATATGGAGAATATGACTTTATAGTAAATGAAAAGCGTTTATATTGTATGAAATCAAATGATATTGTTATAAAGTATGGAAACAAAGAAAACCAAACTGAATATAATCCAAGCTGGGCAAATAGCAGTCAAAGAGTTAATCAAAGTTGCTAAAGAACCAATTGTAGATTCTGATAGTGATATATCTGCGGATAGATTAAAGAATGCGGCAGCTACTAAAAAACTAGCTATATTTGATGCTTTTGAAATTTTAAATAGAATCGAAGAAGAAAAGAATGTATTAGACGAAAAACCTAAAGTTAATGAAAAAAAACCAAGTAAATTTAGAGGTTTTGCAGAAGGGAGGTCTAAATAATGTATATACAAACTTTATATAAAATATTACCTAATTATGTTAAGCCTAAAATTCTTAAACAAAAAAATAGGTATAAAAAATGGGAGTATGGGTACAATGAAGACCATGATTTTATAGTTATTAGTAAGACTGGTGAAATTGGTGAAGTATATGAAATACAAAATCTTAAGATAGCTTTACCTAAACCTGTTAAAGACATAACGAAGTTTAGTAATAATACCTGGGAAAAGACTTCTATACCTAAAGTCTTAAATAGAATAAAAACTATATTTGATTGGGAGCAATATCCAGATGATTTTAAAGAAAAATGGTATGATTATATTGATGAAGAATTCAATAGAAGAGAATTAGGTTTTTGGTTTTATAATAAAGATAAACCAACTTATTTAACAGGCACACATTATATGTACTTGCAGTGGAGTAAGATTGATGTTGGTCCACCAGATTTTAGAGAAGCGAATAGATTATTTTTTATATTCTGGGAAGCATGTAAAGCAGATACAAGATGCTACGGGATTTGTTACCTTAAAAATCGTAGGTCAGGATTCTCTTTTATGGGATCTGGAGAAGTAATTAATTTAGCCACTATATCAAGTGATTCCAGGTACGGAATATTATCTAAAACTGGGGCGGATGCTAAAACAATGTTTACTGATAAAGTTGTACCAATTTCAGTTAACTATCCTTTCTTTTTTAAACCGATTCAAGATGGTATGGATCGACCTAAAACAGAATTAGCATATAGAGTACCAGCTTCTAAATTTACTAGAAGAAAGATAGAAATGGGTACTGTTAATGCGGAATTACAAGGATTAGATACGACAATTGATTGGAAAAATACTGGGGATAATAGTTATGATGGGGAAAAATTAAAACTATTAGTACATGATGAATCAGGAAAGTGGGAGAGACCTAACAATATATTAAATAACTGGAGAGTTACAAAAACAACACTAAGATTAGGAAGTAGAATTATTGGAAAATGTATGATGGGTAGTACTTCTAATGCATTAGATAAAGGAGGAGATAATTTTAAAAAATTATATTATGATTCAGACGTTACAAAAAGAAATGCCAATGGACAGACTCGCTCAGGACTCTATAATCTGTTCATTCCTATGGAATGGAATTACGAGGGATACATTGATTCTTATGGATTACCTGTATTCGATACACCGAAAACCAAAACTACTGATGTCCACGGGACAGAAATAAAAATAGGTGTTGTAAATTATTGGCAAAATGAAGTAGATGGTTTAAAAGGAGATCATGATGCTTTAAATGAATTTTATAGACAATTCCCACGCACAGAAGAACACGCGTTTAGGGATGAAGCCCAAAATAGTTTATTTAATTTAGTTAAAATATATGAGCAAATTGATTGGAATTCTGATACTAAAAATAGTGGATTAATAACTCAGGGGAATTTTCATTGGGTTGATGGTGTAAAAGATAGTAAAGTTGTCTTTGCCCCCAATAATAAAGGAAGATTTTTTACTTCTTGGGTGCCACCATATCATTTACAAAATAAAATAGTAAGTAAAAATGGATTTAAATATCCTGGTAATGAACATATAGGGGCTTTTGGGTGTGATCCTTACGATATTTCAGGAACAGTAGACAAAAGAGGCTCAAATGGGTCATTACATGGTTTAACTAAATTTAGTATGGAGAACCATCCTATTAATCATTTTTTCTTAGAATATATAGCCAGACCGCAAACAGCTGAAATATTTTTTGAAGATGTATTAATGGCATGTATATTTTATGGGATGCCTATATTAGCAGAAAATAATAAACCAAGACTTTTATATTATTTTAAAAGAAGAGGATATAGAGGTTACTCTATAAATAGGCCAGATAAAAAATATACTAAATTATCAGTAACAGAAAGAGAAATAGGTGGTATACCTAACTCATCTGAAGATATAAAGCAGGCACATGCAGCGGCGATAGAATCATATATAGAAGACTATATAGGATTAAGGCAAGACGGTACATATGGAGATTTGTACTTTCTAAGAACATTACAAGATTGGGCTAGATTTGATATAAATAATAGAACTTCACATGATGCTTCTATAAGTTCTGGACTTGCTATAATGGCCTGTAATAAACATAAATATAGACCTAACCCTATAATTGATAGAAAAATTTATGATTTAGGGATTAAAAAATACACAAACACCGGAGTAGTTTCAAAAATAATTGAATAAATGAAAATATACACTAATTCTAATAGCGCTTTTCCAAGTCAGGTAGTACCAGATGCCGAAAAAGCTTCAATTGAATATGGTTCCCAAGTAGCATCTGCTATTGAGACAGAGTGGTTTAATCAAGGCAGAACTAATGGTAATAGATATTTAACAAATTGGAATAACTATCATTATTTAAGATTATATGCAAGAGGAGAACAACCTGTACAAAAATATAAAGACGAATTAGCAATTAATGGAGATTTATCATATTTAAATTTAGATTGGAAACCAGTACCAGTTATTTCTAAGTTTGTAGATATAGTTGTAAATGGTATATCTAATAAAGAATATGATATTAAAGCTTATTCTCAAGACCCCCAATCAGTAAAACAAAGAACAGATTATGCTACTGCTATTGCTCAAGATATATATGCTGCAGATCTTATTCAACAAGCTAGAGAAAACTTAGGGGTTGATGTCCAACAGTCCAATTTATCGGCATTAGAATTGCCTCAAACAAAAGAGGAGTTAGAGCTTCATATGCAATTATCTTATAAGCAAGCTATCGAAATTGCCGAAGAAGAGGCTATAACACAAACTTTAGCTCAAAATAAATGGGAGTTAACAAAACGTAGAATAAACCAAGATTTAGTAGTATGTGGAATTGCTTCTTGTAAAACAAATTTTAATAAATCAAATGGAATAACTGTAGACTATGTAGATCCGGCTTATATGATATATTCTTATACAGAAGATCCAAATTTTGAAGATATATATTACGTAGGGGAAGTTAAATCTATTACAATACCTGAACTTAAAAAACAGTTTCCTGGTATTTCTAATGAAGAATTACAAAGAATTCAAGAAATGCCCGGGAATAGGCAATATATAACAGGCTGGGGTAATTATGATAATAATACGGTTCAAATATTATATTTTGAATATAAAACTTACATGAATCAAGTATTTAAATTAAAGCATACAGAAAATGGATTAGATAAAATAATTCAAAAAACTGATGAGTTTAATCCTCCACCAAGTGATAATTATAATAGAGTTTCTAGAAGTATAGAGGTATTATATGAGGGAGTTAAAGTTTTAGGAACAAATACAATGCTTAAATGGGAACTTGCTGAAAATATGACAAGACCCTTAGCTGATACTACGAAGGTAGAAATGAATTATGGTATATGTGCACCTAGAATGTATAAAGGTAAAATTGAATCTTTAGTAGGTAAGATAACTGGGTTTGCTGATATGATCCAATTAACGCATTTAAAAATGCAACAAGTATTAGCTAGGATGGTTCCAGATGGGGTTTTCTTAGATATGGATGGTTTAGCGGAAGTTGATCTTGGTAATGGTACAAATTATAATCCAGCTGAAGCATTAAATATGTATTTTCAGACTGGTAGTATAGTTGGTAGATCTTTAACCCAAGATGGGGAATTAAATAGAGGCAAAGTCCCTATTCAAGAACTTAAGTCTTCATCAGGAGGTCAAAAATTAGCAGCATTAGTACAAACTTATCAATACTATTTGCAGTTAATAAGAGATGTCACCGGACTTAATGAAGCTAGGGATGGTAGCATGCCAGATAAAGATGCCTTAGTAGGTTTACAAAAAATGGCAGCCAACGCATCTAATATTGCAACTAAGCATATTAATCAAGCTAGCCAATATATTGCTTTAAGAATTTGTGAAAATATTTCTAAAAAATTAGTAGATGTATTAAGTTTCCCTTTAACTCATAATGCATTAATAGAAAGTATATCTTTATTTAATGCACAGACATTAGCTGAAATATCTAATTTAAGTACACATGATTTTGGTATTTATTTAGAATTAGAGCCTGAAGAAGAAGCACAAGCATTATTAGAACAAAATATTCAAGTAGCTTTACAACAACAGGGTATTGATTTAGAAGACGCTATAGATATAAGGCAAATAAAAAATCTTAAATTAGCTAATCAATTATTAAAGCAAAAACGTAGGCAAAAAATTGAAAGAGATCAAGCCCAACAACAACAATTAATACAGGTCCAAGCAGAGGCTAATACTCGATCACAGCAAGAATTAGCAATGGCTGAGGTTCAAAAACAACAAGCTTTAACTGAACAAAAGGTAAGTATAGAGCAAGCGAAATCTCAATTTGAAATACAACGCATGCAAACAGAACTTGAGGTAAAACAACAATTATTAGCTCAGGAATTTGAATACAATAAACAATTAGCTCAAATTAAAGCTAATGTAGAATTGTCTAAAGAAAAAGATATAGAAGATAGAAAAGACAAAAGAGTAAGAATACAAGGAACTCAACAAAGTGAATTGATTACACAAAGACAAAATGCTGGTCTTCCACAAGATTTTGAGCAAGGTGGAGGGTTAGACATAAATTTAGGTGAATACCAAGAAGATATAAATCAAGGAATTCCATCTAATTAATTATTAATTTTATAATATTATATTATGCCAACAGAAGTAAAACAAGAGGGCGACTTTAAGTTAAAGTCGAAACCCCGAAAACCTAAAAATTTAGGTGAAGAAAAAGAACCTTACAAAGTAAATCTTAATGATCCTGATGCGCAGGGTAAAGTTGTACCAGATGAGGTTAAAATAAAAGTAAAAACAGAAGATTTAAATAAATTAGGAGATGCCGTTCCAAAGCGAAAAACAACAGGAGTATCTGAGGATACACGAACCGGAAATATACAAGAGGTGGATGAGCCTATACGGTCCAGCGAAGACGTGGAAGTTCAAGAATCCAAAGAGGATGTTAAATCTGAAGAAAACCCCATTCAAGAAATAATTGAAGAGGTTAAGGAAGAAAAGGTAGAAAAACCTGAAGAAAAAATAGTAGAACAACCCATACCGGAACCTGTTCCAGAAGTTGTTTTACCTGAAAATATAGAAAAATTAGTTTCTTTTATGAAAGAAACAGGGGGTAGCGTAGAAGACTATGTAGCATTAAATAAAGATTATTCTAAATTGAATGATACAAGTGTTTTATATGAATATTACTCCAACACAAAACCCCATCTTGATAAAGATGAAATTGCTTTTTTAATAGAAGATAATTTTAATTTTGATGAAGATGTGGATGAAGCAAGAACGATCAAAAAGAAAAAGCTTGCTTTTAAAGAAGAGGTTGCAAAAGCCAAAGGCTATTTAGAAAGTTCTAAAGCAAAATATTACGACGAAATCAAGTTGAGACCCGGCGTAACTCAAGAACAACAAAAAGCCCTAGACTTTTTTGACCGCTACAACGCGCAGCAAGAAATAGCTACTAAACAGCATGAGGATTTTAGATCTAATACTAAAAATCTTTTTTCTAATGAATTCAAAGGTTTTGATTTCAATGTAGGGGAAAAGAAATTTAGATATAAGATTAATGATCCTGGTAAGGTAAGTGATGCTCAAATCGATGTTAACAACTTTGTTTCTAAATTTTTAGATAAAGATGGTAATATGGTCGATGCAAATGGTTATCACAAGGCTATGTATGCTGCAATGAATACTGATAAAATTGCTCATCATTTTTATGAACAAGGGAAGGCCGATGGCATTAAAAATGTTATTGAAACTTCCAAAAACCCATCAACTGACGAACCGAGGCAGGTTGCCGATGGAAACGTTTTTATAGGCGGATTGAAAGTAAAATCGATTAGTGGATTAGATTCAACTAAATTAAAAATAAAAACAAGAAAATTTAACTAATTAAAAATTTTAAATTATGGCTTTAAGTCCTCAATTTGGCTCGATCGTACCGAGTCAATCACAATTGGCGCTTCAAACCAACTATCTTAACTTTGCTGGTGCAGCAGGGGTAAATTTTTCTCAACAATATTTACCTGAGTTATACGAGCAAGAAGTTGAAAGATATGGTAATAGAACTTTATCTGGATTCTTAAGAATGGTTGGCGCAGAAATGCCTATGACAAGTGACCAAGTAGTCTGGTCAGAACAAAATAGACTACATATATCTTACAATAACTGTACATCCGCTTCAGCGGCAGGGACAATTACAATTCCTGTTGCAGCTGGACCTCCGGCTATTGTAAACGTAGTTTCTCCATCTTCAACAATTGTTGTTATGGATGATCTAGGGAATGAATGTAAATGTTTAGTAACTGATAGTAATACTACTACTGGTGTACTTGCAGTACAGCCTTATACTGCTGCTAGTTTAGTTGCTGCAGGTATTGCTGACGGTGCTAGTAACAAAATATTTGTTTACGGTTCTGAATTCAGAAAAGGAACAGGTACTACTGGCGCAGCAGTTGGTGCAAATGCATTGTCTCAAAGTGCTAACCCAATGGTTAGTGTTGATCCTGCATTCACTACATTTACTAATTCACCAATTATCATTAGAAGTAATTATACTGTTAACGGTTCTGACACAGCTCAGATCGGTTGGGTAGAAGTTGCTACTGAAGATGGTACAGGTGGATATTTATGGTTCTTAAAAGCTGAGTCTGAAACAAGACTTAGGTTTGAAGATTACCTAGAAATGTCTGTAGTAGAAGGAGAATTAAACTCCGGTGGTGTTATAGCTAATACCTATAATGGTACTGAAGGTTTATTTGCTGCTATTAATAATGGTGGTAATGTAGAAGTTGGATTCACAGCTGCTGCTGGAATCGATGCTTTTGATGCTATTCTTAAAAACCTTGATACTCAAGGGGCTATTGAAGAAAACATGTTATTCTTGAACAGAAATACTGCTCTTGATTTTGATGATATGTTAGCTTCTATATCTTCGGGTGTAGCAGGTGGAGTAGCTTATGGGTTATTTGAAAATTCAGAAGAAATGGCTTTAAACTTAGGTTTTAGTGGTTTCAGAAGAGGTTCATATGACTTCTATAAAACAGATTGGAAATACTTAAATGACGCTTCTACAAGAGGCGCTATGACAGGTCCTGCTTCTATTGAAGGAGTTATGGTTCCTGCCGGTACTTCTACTGTTTATGACCAAATTCTTGGTACAAACATTAGACGCCCTTTCTTACATGTAAGATACAGAGCTTCTCAAGCTGATGATAGGAGAATGAAATCATGGTTAACAGGTTCTGTTGGCGGTGCATTCACTTCTTCTCTTGATGCAATGGAGGTTAACTTCTTATCAGAAAGATGTTTAGTAACTCAAGCTAGAAACAACTTTGTATTATTCAAAGGTATCTAGTAATATTTTATAAAGGATAGGCGCTCCGGCGCCTAGGCCTTTATATTAACTATTTAATTATATTATATTATGGTAAAAACAAAAAAAGAAAATTTTCCTTCTGCAGAAAAACAGTGGGAAATAAAAGATAGACATTATTACTTAACAGGTAATTTAAAACCTTTAACACTAACTATTCCCTCTAGACATACTAGAAAACATCCTTTATTATGGTTTGATGAAGAGTTAGGATCACAAAGAGAATTAAGATATGCTACAAATCAACCTTCAGTATTAGTAGATGAACAAAAAGGTGAGGCAACTATGGGACATATTACTTTTCATAATGGCGTAATGTACGTCCCAAAACAAGAACAAGCTTTACAAAAAATGCTTTCTTTATATCATCCTTTAAAAGGAATTAAATATAAGGAACATGATGCTGTTGAAGTTGCTAAAGATGAATTAGTAGATTTAGAGCTAGAGATTATGGCTTTAAATGCCGCAAAAGCTATGGAAATAGATCATGCTGAAGCTATTCTAAGAGTTGAAAGGGGTACAGTAGTAAATGAAATGACTTCTAAAGAAATAAGAAGAGATATTTTATTATTCGCTAAAAAGAATCCTAAACTATTTATTGAATTAGCACAAGATGAAAATGTTCAATTAAGGAACTTTGGCATTAAAGCAACAGAAGCAAGTATCATATATTTATCTCAAGATCAACGTAGTTTTCATTGGAGAACTAATGATAAAAAACTGATGACAGTTCCTTTTGATGAAAATCCATATGCTGCTTTTGCTGCATATTTAAAAACTGATGAAGGAGTAGAGGTTTATAAGTCTATTCAAAAGAAAATGAAATAATAAATACTAATAATAAGTAGTCACTTTGGTGGCTACTTTATTATTAACATAATATAAATAACATGGCGATAAACGTAGATAAGGTTTATAAAACAGTCTTATTGATATTTAATAAAGAACAACGAGGTTATTTAACTCCTTATGAGTTTAATAAAATAGCAACTCAAGTTCAATTAGAAATATTTGAAACCTATTTTGAGACATTAAATCAACAATTACGTGTACCTCAAAACGAAAGTGAATATGGAGATCGTTATAAAACTGTAGAAGAAAAATTAGATATTTTTAAAACTACAGGAACTGCTACCTATGTCAATCCCGCAACGGGAGAAGACTATTTTGATGTCCCATCTACTTCGGGCGCTGTAACACTAACTCAATTATTTTCTAGTGTTAACCTTCAATTAGTATATCCATTAACAACAATAACGCAAGCACAAGTTAATTCAGGTGTTGTAGAAGTTACGAATGCCGGTATTGCTTTAACACCCGCTGTAGATTATACTATTACAGGAGGGAGTTTGAATTTAGTTACAGCTATTGCTACAGGGGCGGCAAATAATATTCAAATTAATGTCACACCACAAGATTTTTACAAACTAGGTACAGTATTTTATAAAACTGATAAAGAAATTCAAGCAGTTCAAAGGAATGAATTAGCCCAAATGAATATGTCTACTATTACTAAACCTAGTGAATATTTTCCAGTATATGTATATGAAAATAAAAGAATAATAATATATCCACAGACTATAGTATCAGGGGTAACTTTGTCTTATTTAAGACAACCAGTTGATGTAATATGGGATTTTACTTCTGGAGGCGCTGGTCAATATGTATATGATGGCACCACTTCTGTAGATTTTGAATTAGATATATCTGAAACAACTACAGTAATATTAGAAATATTAAAATACGCAGGAGTAACTATTAAAGACCCTTCAGTAGTGCAAGCAGCTGGGCAAGAATTAGCTGCTAACGAAATAAACGAAAAACAATAATAAATTATGGCTAGTGTAGTACAACCACCAAACAATGGATTAATAACTGAGACTGCTCAACAATATTACGCAGGTGCTCAAGGATTTAGAGGCGATGGTGTTGAAACAGCCTTCACAACTACATTTAATACAGATTTATATTTAGGTAGTTGGGACCCTACTAATGCAGACTATTCTTTAAATAACTTTAAAATTTACACTAGTACCAGTGGGACTCAGGGGTCTTATGTTGAATATTTAACTACATTTACTTTAGCAGATAATGTTATAACATTCCCAGCAAATGCTATACCAGCTAATGGACTATATATAGTAGTTCAGTTGACTATTTTAAGTGGTGGAAAATACGGGGCAACAGAAGCAGAAAAAGCCTATGGTGAAACAGTAGAAGACAATTATGGTGGATATCAATATATTAAATTAAATGATGTAGTCAATAATTTTTTAGTAGGATATGTTGGCCAAAACAAATTATTACCCAATGCAAAAAGAACTGATGTTATATTTTTTGCTAAAAGAGCAATGCAAGAGTTTAGTTATGATACTTTAAAATCAATTAAATCCTCAGAGTTAACTATTCCTGAAAGTTTGACTTTAGTTTTACCCCAAGATTTTGTAAATTATGTTAGATGCTCATGGATAGATCTTTTAGGGGTTCAACACATTATTTACCCTACTAATAATTTAACTACCAGCCCTTATTATACTCCAGCTCAAGATTCAGCAGGGATACCTACTCAAGATAATTTTGGGAATGAAGTTGAAGGAACCTCTATTACTCAAGAAAGATGGCATACTGGTAATGATAAAATGATTAATGGTGCATTTGTATTAAACGATTTTACAAATGATTTATGGGCATACAACTGGGATTATACGGGGAATTGGCTAGGTGCTAGCTGGGGACAATTATATGGTCAAAATGCTCAAGATGCTCAAGCTAATGGTTGGTTTAACTTAAACGAAAGAGATGGGTTATTATCTTTTTCTAGCAACTTAGTAAATAAATTAATAGTATTTGAATATTTATCTGATGGCTTAGCTTATGATTTAGATAGTAGGGTACCAAAATTAGCTGAAGAGGCAATGTATGCTTATATACTACATGCTCTTATTTCTACTAGAATAAACCAGCCAGAATATGTTGTAAGAAGATTAAGACAAGAAAAAAGCGCTAAATTAAGAAACGCAAAAATAAGATTATCTAATATAAAACTTGATGAAATAGTACAAGTTATGAGAGGTAAATCTAAATGGATTAAACATTAAAATTAAATGGCAGAATCTAAAAATAGTTTTATAAGATCCAAAATGAATAAGGATCTTGATGAAAGATTAATCCCTAATAATGAATATAGAGATGCACATAATATTGCTATATCTAGGTCAGAAGGTAGTGATGTAGGAGCGTTAGAGGCTATTTTAGGTAATGAAAGAATATATCAAAATGCCATGGGGTTAGAAGCTATAGGATTTTATGTAGACGAAACTAATGGATATGTTTATTATATGCTTACAAATTGGGATGGAACTGGAGAAATTCCATCTACAGCTATATGCCAAATATGTAGGTATAGTCCTAGTAGTAATTCTCATCTTATATTAGTAGGTGGGCCTGCCGCGGGTGATGGAAGATTTTTAAATTTTTCTACTGCTTCTCATATATATGGTATAAATTTAATTGAAGAATTATTATTCTGGACAGACAACTTAAATCAACCTAGAAAAATAAATGTTAGAACAGCCTCAAGTAGCCCAGGGGCTAGTGGATATTATCAAACTGAACAAAGTATATCAGTATGTAAATATTCTCCATTTTTAGCACCAGCTGTTATTGATTTAAGAGTTCAGGCGGTACAGTATGATTTACCTAGCACTGTAATTAGCCCTTCTACAATGAGCGATGGAGCGGATCAACCTTATATAAGAATTGATTTAATTGATTGGACTACAGAAAACTTAAGTGTATCACGTTACAGAAATGGTGATGAAATATCACAAGCTCTTACTCCGGCTCAATGGGAAGATTTTAATACGGCGGGAACAGGGGCTTTTTGTTATTATGATTTTGAATTAGCAAATGATGTAGTATATGGGAAATTATATAATAAATATGCAGTTGAAGACGCAAGGAATTTAGCTCCTTATGGATATACTCTAGCTACTGATTCAGATTATGCGGCTCTTCTTTTAGGAAATGGTGGTAGTGGGGATGAAGATTCAGCTTTAGCATTAAAATCAATTAATTTATGGACTAATCCAGGGAATAATACAAGTGGTTTTGATGGACTACCCGCAGGAGAAATAAGTACTCTAGGTGATTTTAGTAATATAGCACCCCCTGCAGATCCTGCAGACTCTGAGAGTGCTACTTTTTGGACTAGCGACGCTACTGATGATTATTTAACTTTACCTCAAGTTAACGCTACTGGGGCGGTATTAACAGCTGGCGGAGCTACTGCAGTAGTTGATGGAACTCAATCAGCAGTTCCAATTGGTACAAATATAGATATAACTACAGTAACAGGGGCACTAGCCGCGGGCAGCAAGTGTTATTTAGCAACTGTTTTTCAAGGGAACGTTACAGAAACTAACGGATCAACTACTATGAAATTAGACGCTATAGTTAGTTTTACTAATCTTGATGCATTAACTTTTACTAACAAAGGAGTAGGTAGATCAATAAGATTAACGCGAGATACTACTTTTAAAGGGTGGCAAGGTGATCCAGAATTATTAAAAGATAAATTTGTAAGATTTAGTTATAGATTTAAATATGATGATGATGAATATTCATTAATAGCTCCTTTTACACAAGAATGTTTTATACCACAGCAAAAGGGACATTTTGTCAATAAAGACGAAGAAGCTGCCTTTAGAACGACTATTATAGAGTTTATGCAAAATAATATAAATAATATTATATTAAACATTGAACTTCCTTCATTAGATATTATAACTGATTATAAAGTAAAAGAAATAGATATAGTATTTAAAGAATCTGATGCTTTAGATTATAAAATATTACAAAATGTTCCAGTAAATGCTAATTTTATAGCTAATCTTAATAATACCCCTATATATCAATATACTTATCAATCAACACTTCCCTATAAAACCTTACCAGTGGATGAAACCACTAGAGTATATGATAAAGTGCCAGTTAAGGCATTAGCTCAAGAAATTGTAGCTAACCGGGTTATGTATGCTAATTTTACACAAAGCTACGATGAACCAATTGGTCTAGATTATTATGTAGAAAAATCTGATAAAGATGTTCAAATTCACGAAGAATATCCTAATCATTCTGTAAAACAAAATAGAAATTATCAGGTAGGTATTGTATTAGCAGATAAATGGGGGAGACAAAGTGATGTAATTTTATCTTCAAAAGATAATGTATTAGTAGCTGGGGGTGAGCCTGTAGAGGGTTCTAATTATTTTACTACATATAAACCTATTTCGTTTGCAGGGGATATAGAGAGTTGGAATGGGCAAGAATTAAACTTAATATTTGATAGTATTATCACCGCCCCTTCAAGCGATGGATTATATGCTAATCCTAATAATTATATAGTAGAAGAACCTTATTCATCACCTTGGCCTGGGTTTTTAAATTGGAGTACACAAGAAATTGCTACTGTAGCGGATCAAACAGCTTATACTTTTACAAATCTTTCACAACAAGATTTAAGTGCTACTATATTATTTACACTTTGGTTAAACACAGGATCAGGATGGAGTTTAGTAGATGCCGCCACATATGGAGTAACTGATAGTGGTGATGATGAAATAGTTGTAACTTTTACTTCTGGAGAGCCTGCTACTACAGGCTATAAATTAAGGGGTAGGGTATTATATGATACGCAGTATAGATATGAAATAGATTATATTCCAGCAGCCTCTGGCCCTACTGCTACTATAGCGTCTACAAATTTAGTACATTCTATAACTACAAATACTGTGGATGGGACTGATGGTACTTACAATGCTGCGGCATGGACAACTAGTGGCGATGGAGTAGACTTGGTAATTAATGTAACTGTATTAAGTCATAAAGTAACCGCAATAGCCGTAGCCACTACAGGAAATAAATTTAATGTAGGCGATACTATAACTATAGGAACTACAGTTATTGGGGGGAGTACTCCTGTAGTAGTAACTTTAGTTGAATCAGACATGGTACCTGGTGCATCTGGAATATTTAATGCAGGAAAATTTTTAAGAGGGAAATATACTGACTATGTAAAAATACAATCATTATCTCAAATTGCAAGTAATAATAGGTATTTATTTTATACTAATAAAGAAATTGCGGATAACTATATGTGGCAAGGGGACACTACTGTTTCTTCAAATACATCTACAAGAACCGAACCTTTCACAGATGAAAATGTAAATAATTCTACCTATAATTTAAATCAATTAGGATGGTATTCTTATAGAGTAGTAATAAAGCAACAAGAGCAAGAATATTATAATGTATATTTACCAGGTATAATAAATGGATACCCTTATCAACAACCCACTTCCAACCCGCAGCCCCTTGAATTAGATGAAGTAGCTTTTTGTGTTTTAGTTCATGACAATATTAATAAAGTACCCCGAGATTTATCAGACGTCGCTCCACAAGATGTTCAGTATAATAGCGGGGTTACTTGGTTCGGAAGAGTAGAAAATAATGATCAAGCAGATTCATATAACACTCAATATGTTCCTACTTCTAATCCAGATAGTGTGTCATTACTTGGGACTTCTACTAATTTATTCCCTGGAATGGCTTATGCTGGTGGAGCTGGAGAAGTAAATCCAGACGCTGTATTTGATGTAGATCAAAGACCTATTATGGCTAAAATTTCTACTCAAAATACAATAGGGTTGACAGAAGGCACTTTTGTGGCCCCGGTTACGGGCAGCGAATATCCAAGAGCTATGGGATTATCAGTATATGAAACTAGCCCTACAGTAAGTCAATTGGAATTATTCTGGGAATCGTCTACTTCAGGATTAATATCAGATTTAAATACTGCTGTTGTAACTGAAGGTACTAAAATAAATGGAATAACTGATACAGATGTTTCGATAGAAGAAAATGATTGTGCAGGCACACAAATATCAAGTGTATTTTTCCCAACAACTCCAGCTGGTAATGATCTGACTACTACTGCAACTTTAGCAGTAAAAGAATATAATGAAAATGGATCTATAAATACAGGCTCAGATAGAACTGCAGATTTTAGTTTAGTGCAGGTTACTGTTGGGGCAAATCAGGGTGGATATTATTTAAGATTAGTTAATCCTCAATCTTGTACACCTAATACTTATCCTTGGACAGAACATTATTGGTTTGAAATAACATTTACACAGGCTGATGGTACAGTAGCTATTCATAGTATTGGGAATAGCTCAACTGCATTAATAAATAAACCTCCTTTAGTAGAACTAGGGTTATCTCCTAATGTAAAGGTTACTGAGGAAGTAATTTTAAGACCTCATTCAACTTATAACTTCAGCGGCACTAATGCAGGGTTTGTTAAAGGATGGAATGGAAGTTGTAATACTTGTGAATCTACAAGTAATTTAAAATGGGTTATTTTTTCTATTAATATTGCAGATGTAAATAATAATGCTACAATAAGTGGCGGAGCGACAGGTGAGGCTGCAACGGCAGATGATATTGATTATTATTTTCGTACGGTTAATGACGGAATGATTCCAGGAGGAATGGATTGTGAGAATGTTCCTGCAGATAATTATTGGGGAGTAGAATTACGAAGGAGAAGTAGTTATAATTGGAATCCAGTTCAACATACTTTAAATTTAAGGTTATATGATACCAATGGTTCTGAAGCTTTTACGGATTTAGAAGTATTATTTACCCCGCAAGATGTAAGATATGACGACTTAGTTGTTTATTCTTATTATAATACTTGGGACCCACCTACTGCTGCTTATGCTCAAACAACAAGTTTAACAGGCATGGGCCCTGGATGTCAAAACCCAGGCACCCCGGTATTACCTGCTTTTGTAGGGGAAATACAAAATTGGAAAAGTACAGACCAACATATATGGATTGATACTCAATCGACTGCCACTACAGGTACTACAGTAATGTCATGGTCAGCGGGTGGTATTGTACCGACTTCAGATTTAATCCCTCCAGCAAATGGAGCAGGAGACGATTCAGGGAGTGTTTCTCCTTGGGAGTCTGGAACTTTTCCTAATACTAATGTTTATGATGTTCCAAATCCCTGGGCAGGAGCCTTGGTGCCGCTTGTTAAGCTAAAAGGATTTAATCCTTCTCAAGCCCAAATAAATGCTGGAGTAACACCTGGCGATAAAGGGAGTCTTGATGGGGTAGATTATGATTGGAGTAAATGTGTAGTTGTTAATTTTAACTTACTTGTAAGTGATATGGAATGTGGAGAAGGACAAACTCTTACATTAAAATATTCTCCAAACGATACTCCTCCATATGTTGGAATTACTAATGTACAACAAATATCCCCTACTACGCCACCAGTAATTGGAACCGATTATCCATTTGATGGACCTTGGCCTGGGGCGTAATTAATTAAAAAACACGTAATTATAAATTATGGCAGCGACTATACAAATACAATATTTTAATACATACATTCTAAAGAAAATCAATTTAGTATCGGCTCAGGCTACTGCTTATAATTGGTATGTAGAAGAATCTCGTATAAAAGGGGATTTTAATAAACCTTTTGCAGGTATTGCTCCGCGTGCTTATATAGTTGCAGATTTGCCTGGCCAACAATATTTAGGTAATAGTATAATTTATTCTGGTATATTTAATTCTAGAACTGGTGTTAATGAAACTAATCAATTTTCTATAGCTAATGATATAACTAGAACCGTAGATCCTGCTAAAGGCAGTATACAAAAACTTTATGCTGAAGATACAAATTTAGTTATATTCCAAGAACGAAAAGTTAATAGAGCTCTTATAGATAAAGATGCTATTTATACAGCTGAAGGAAATCCTATTACTACTAGTACCAATTTAGTTATAGGGCAAGTTCAACCTTATGCTGGGGAGTTTGGCATTGGTACTCATCCAGAATCTTTTGCTGTGTATGGATATAGAAAATATTTTGCCGATGCAACCAAGGGATCTATAATGCGATTATCTCAAGACGGTCTTACTGAAATATCTAACTATGGTATGTATGATTATTTTAGAGATTCCTTATCTTCATTGAATGGAGGTAGAATTGCTGGTGGATGGGATATTCATAATAAAGTTTATACACTTTCTACCCAACCAGGGGTTAATACAGCAGCAGATTCACGAACATTAACATTTGATGAAAGTGTACTTGGGTGGCCTAGCTTTTTTAGTTATACTCCTGATTTTATATTTAGCTTAGCTAATTCTTTTTATAGTATATTTAATGGAGATATATACCGACATTATTCTAACAATGTTAATAGAGCTTATTTTTATAATGATGATAATGCCTCTCGTGTAACTACTATTTTCAATACTAATCCTTCACTAGTTAAATCTTTTAAAACTATAAATTATGAAGGAGGGAATAACTGGAGTTTAGCCTCTTTAACTACAAACCAAGATACTGCTAACCCTGTTGATGTATTTACATTACCAGCTAGCTTAGCTGATTTTGAAAATAATTATTTAAAAAATACCTTTAAACCAAAAGAAGATAAATATTTTGCTAATATTATAAACACTACTCCAATTGCTGGAGGTGAGGTTATATATGGCAATTCAATATCTGGAGTTAAAGGATTTTTTGCAACAGCAACTTTTAGTGCTACAAATACAGCAACCTCAGGAACAAATGAATTATTTGCGGTTTCTACAGAATTTGTAGAATCATCTTATTAAATAAAATTATATGGAATTAAATATTAGAAAACTAACCGAATCCGATTGGGATTTGTTAGTAAAATGGTGGGGAATGTATCCAGAATGGAAACAACATCCTACAAAAGATATGTTGCCTGATAATGGCACAGGGGGTTTTATTGTTGAAAAACACGGGACTCCAATAGTAGCGGGATTTTTATATACTACTAACTCCAAGGTGGGGTGGATGGAATGGATTGTCTCTGATAAAAACTATAAAAATAAAGATAAAAAAGATGCTATAGAATTATTAATAACCGGCATGGAGCATGTTGCTCGGGAGAGCGGTTGCAAAATAATATTAAGCATTGGTAGAAATAATAACTTAATTAATTCTCATAAACAATTGGGATATACGGTGGATTCAAAACCATCATATGAAATAGCAAAACAAATATAAACATGGGAGCAGTAACAGCAATGGCGGTAGTAGCCGTAACGGCAGGCGCAATATCCGCGAGTAAAGCTAAAAAAGCAGAACGTAAAGCTGATAGAGCTAAAGCGGCAGCTAACGCCAGTATGGCTAGAATTAAATCACAAAGGGTACCTATTATAAACCCTTATGCTAATAATCAGGATTTGTCGGGTATGATTAATAACTTAACTGATATGGCAACTAATCCGTTTGCTAATTTAGGTGTTGCTACTATGGCAGCAGAAATGCAGGCGCAACAAGCAGATATTGCTTTAGCTAATGCTTTAGATAATTTAGCAGCAACAGGGGCTAGCGCCGGTGGCGCAACAGCTTTAGCGCAAGCAGCCTTACAAAGTAAAAAAGGAGTTTCTGCTAATATAGAACAACAAGAAGCTAAGAATGCACAATTAAGAGCGCAAGGAGAACAAAATGCTCAAAAAATGAAAATAAGTACCCAACAAATGTATGATCAAATGATGGTACAAGAGGGGCAAAGACTACAAACACAAGAAGCCGCAGGACAACAATTTGTTATGCAAATGAAAGATCAAAGGAGTATGGCAGATTTAAATCATGCAGCGGGTCAACAACAACAAGCTATGGCTAATCAAGCATCAGCGGCACAAGCACAAGCAGCTGCTTGGGGACAAGCGGCCTCTGGAGTTACTAGTGCTATGGGTGGCATGGGTGGCGGAGGTTAATGATAAAAATTTAAATAAATATAAAATGGGAGCATACGATAATCCAACAATAATACAAGATTTATACGGGGCAAAAGCATGGGCGGAAGCTGCAGCTGGGGTAACTCAAACAGTTGTTCAACAAATGGCTGAAAGAAGAAAGAGGTTCGATAAATTACAAGAAGAAGCAGAAAAAGCAGCTAATCTTAGAGCTTTAGCATGGAATGAAACCGCATTGACTGAAAATGAAGATCTCAACACAGCTTTAGATACATATGCCTCAAAAAATCTAGGTAAAAATCAAACTATAATTGAGCAAGCTAGACTTATTGGTGAAGGATTATTAAATGGTAGTGAAGCATTTGGGATGGGAGCAATTGAAGCAAAAACATTATTGCGTACTGAGACTGGCTTAACTAGAAAAGAAAGGGAAAAATACCAAGATATTGTAAATATTTCAGATAATTTTCAATCAAGAATGAAAAACGCAGCAGGTGTTATTGGGGCAGATGTAGAAGTTATTAAGGGAATGAATCCTGCTGAAATAGAAAACTATTTTTGGCAAGGAGAGACTATGGCAGATAAAACAGGTTCTCAGTTTGCTGGGATTGCGCTAGCAGAAAAACGTATAGAAGGAGTAACAAGTACAAAAACATTAAACCATAGAAAAGGTGCTGATGGGCGTTATCAAAATATTTTAACTGTAGATACTAAAATAAAGAGAAGTCATGATTTGATTAAAGATATAGCTGCTTTTCAAAATTCAGATGACTATAAAGAAGATGAAAATGGATATATTACAATACACTGGGAAAGAGATTTAAATAGATGGGAAGGTGGAGTATTAGAAGAATTAATTGCAGGAACCAATTATGATGAAATAAATGAGCAAACTAAAATTACAAAACCAAATGGGAAATTAAGTAACGATGTTGAAGTAAATTTGGGAATGTATAGTGAACCTACTCCAGATGGTATAAAACTACAATACAAAAATAAAATTTGGATAGATAAAGATAAAATAGAAAATACTTTTGTGAATAGTGCGGCTTTTCAAGGGCGCTTGGCTGCATTAAGAACAATGCAACCTGGTGAGCTGCAGGCGTATATAGAGCAAAGGCTAGAAATAGGTGCTGAATTTAAAATTAATGAATTTTTAAAATTATCACCGAAAGAACAAGAAGCTGCACTTGCAGAATTTGAATTAAATGCTTATTCTAATGACATGGGTATTAAACTAGGGAAAAATGAATATGCTGGCCAGCCTGGTTTTAATTTAGAATATAATAAATTAACTGCTGCAGATATAGCAGCTTTAGACGAAAAAGGTGTAGATGTTACAAAAATGGAGGAATGGCAAAAAGGAATGACAGAAGATAAAAACCCAAATGCTTATGCATATTTCTCTATTGAAAATATAGGAAACTTAACGTCGAATCCAAATTATGTACCAAAAGACTCAGCACAATATCGTCTTAATACTATTTATAATAATTTCTTAAATACAAAAGAAATTAAAGGAGGAGGTTATAAAGCAGGAACTGTATTAATAGGTGGTAGGAATAATGAGAATCAGAAAAGAAGAATTTTTTGGAATAATCAAACAAATCAATTTGAACCTCAAGTATTTATCAACCTTCAAAGTGGTGTGACTACTTGGAGTAGTGATGCTAGTTTGACCGGTGGCATGCAACCTAATAGCAACAAAAATTTATTTCAGTTATGGCTTTTCCCGGAAAGAAAATTTAAAAAATAATATTTATGTTATATAAAAATGTTGAAACAGACGAAGTCTTTGATCAAATAGGATTAGAAGAAGCCGCGGCTAGTGAAAACATTGGTACCGATGAATATATTGCTAAATATAATTTGCAAATGATTCCTGATTCACGCGGGCCAAATGAAATACCAGAGCTTAAAATAGATCCTGTAAAGAGTATTGATACTGATGTTGATGAAAGTATTGTAGATTTTAATTTAGATACTGGTACTTTAGAAGACTTAACAACAGATGTAGAAAGTCCTTTATATCAACCTCTAAGAGATGCTGAAAAGGAATTAGAAAGAATTAGTAACCCTAAGAATTTACCGTCTTCAATATTTGCATTAGCCGGAAAAATTAAAGCAGCTAAAGATAGAGTCGCTATAGAAAAAAATAAACTATATAGTGCCGATTCCGAAATGAATCTTGAAGTCCCTGAGACTATTATATATAAAGGGGAGGGGAGTGTGGTAGATTTTTTGTCAAAAAAATATAAAAGTATTAATATTGAAAAAGCAGAAGTAGGTGATGCTGTTCGTATTCATTTAGGAAAAGAAGTTGTAATACTAGATTTACAACCTAATACTGCTGCAGGCGAAGCAGAGGCTAAAGAAGTGTTGGAAAAATTAAAAAACTATGATGCCCAATTAAATGGCCAAGAACGGTTAAGTGGAATCAGCATGGCATTGTATAGGGACTTCGAAAATAAAAGAATAGGTCTTGATTATGTAAACCAACAGTTAAATAAAATGGGTATGAATATTACCTATACAGAAGATGGTCAAATATTAACTGATACAGAAACAGGTGATGTTTTAGCCACAGACCAGGGTTATAGTGAAGGTGATACAAAAGACAAAAGAACTCTTGCTTTTAAAGATCAAAATTTAGAAAGCAATATACAAAGTTATTTAAGAAAGAGGTTAAAACCAGAAGAAGAGGATATTTTAATGAAAGATGCTTTTGATGTATATAGCCAAGTAAGGCAGAATAAAGAAAGAACTTTAAAGGAACAAACGACTATTATAAAAAACAATCCTACAAAAACCTATGCAGCTTATCTAAATGAAGATTTTAATATTCAAATTCCTATTGCTGCTGGATTACAAAAAGATCCCATTACAAAAGAACCTTTATTTACTAATGAAGAAATAGAACTTCTTAAAGCTAATCTCTCTGAATTAAAAGAGTATTTATTAAATACTAAAATAGAAGGCGTTGCAAAAGGAGGAGGAAAAGCGTTAAATGCTATAAGTGAAACTCAATATAAAAATATATTTGAAGCTTATTTAAACGGGGAATCCCCAGAGGCTGGTTTAAATATACACAAAACCATAGATAATATTTCATGGAATCTTGGATTGGCAAAAAGCGAGACTATACCCGCTCTTCCACCGGAATTAGTAAAAAAATTATTAACAGGAGATTGGTTATCAAAATTTATAAACTCAGGTTTAAAGAATACTGAAGAAAAATTAATAAAAGAAGCTACAGATCCTTTATTCGATAATATTATAGCAGATTTAGGTGATGATAAAACATTATTTGATATGGCAGCGCGCTGGGAGGGAATACCTGCGGATTTATTAGAAAATAGTATAGATAAAAAAATGAAGACTATTAGACAGGCTACTAATAATATTTCAAATTTGATAGATTATCAATTAAATAAAATATATAATGAATTACCAAAAGGATCTACTTTAAGCTATATAGATACTAATGGACAAATTACAGCAGAATTAATTAGGCCTAAAGATAGAAAATTAACATCTTCAGAGGAAGAAAATTTTATTACTCAAAATGCGGAGTTTTATAAACTTCAAACGCTTACATCAACATTACAAGAAGAAAAACAAAGTTATATACGACAAGTATTAGAAGAAGTAAAAGCATTAAAAGACTATAGTAAAGATAAAGATCATTCGTTAATTGATTTGTCTTTTAAAGAATATGATTTAGGAGCATTATTTGTTAAAGACTTTTATGATGCAACTAAAAGTATTGCACTTAGTGTACCAACATTGCTAGGTTCAGACTGGGCTCAAAATGAGCAAAAGTTAATGAACCAAGAAAATGAATATTATAAGACGATGGTTGCACCTGAGTTAAGTGGTGAATATGTTCTAAGAACACTAGGCCAACAAGGGCCTAATGTAATTATGGCTATCGGAACAGGTGCTTTAGGTAAAGGATTAAAATTGGCTGATGCCGCCACCAAGTGGGCAATTGCTGGCACCTTTGCGGTTACTTCAGGAACAGAAAAATATAGACAATTAAATATTCAACAAGAGCTTTATAAAATGGCTGAAGACCAAGGGCGTTTATTGACACAGGCTTTTGAGAATGGACAAATAAATGAATTTGATTATGCTAATGCTATGGCGGATATAAATAAAACTATGGCATTTTCTGATATAAGTGATCTTCAAATACTAGGGTCTTCTGTAGCAAATGGTATAGTAGAGGGAACTGTCACAAGATTTGTAGCAGGTGCTCCAAATACTATGAGAATATTAAAAGATTTTAAAGGTTCTCCAGATATTACTAAGCTTTGGGGTAGAAGTTTTGGAGGACAATTAGGGGTATATTTTAAAGATTATACCGGAAGACTTGCTTTAGAAACAATAGAAGAACAAATTATATATTTAGGACAACAAGGTATAGGCGAATATGCTATATTAGATCGAAAATTTGATCTTAGTCATGCTGATGAGGTTTTTTGGGCAACACTTGTAACAGCTGGAACGACTCAGGGACCAGGTATTGGGTATTCTGCATATACAAATATGGCAGCTACAGCTGATTGGAAGAAAAATATAAATAAAAAACTGCAAGCCCAAGGAAAATTAGATGCTTTATTGCTGGGGAATATGAATGAAAAAGATAAAAAAATACTTCTAGCAAGTTATAGTGATATTTTAAGGGAAATGGCTGCTAAACAAGATGCATTAGGCGTAGATATATTAGCATTGGGCCCTAAAAAAATGGAAGAATTAGCAGGATGGGTTTTATTACAACAAGCCGAATGGAAAAAAGCAGGTATTACTGCTGATATGAGTGAAACAGAGCAAGATGAAGCTTTAAAAAATTATGAATTAACTTTAACAAAAGATCAGAAAAAAGTTTTTAAAGATAGATTGGGTAGTATAGAAGAAAAAATTCATGACATACGAAATGGCCCTAGAGATTATAATAAAGTAAAAAATATAATTGGGGAAGATCTTATGAATACTTTCTTAAAGAAACTTAATGAAGAAAAACCTAAAGGATGGAGTGAAAAATTACCTGAGAATGAAAGATTAGGTTTTATTATAAACGAAATAAGAAAACAAGCTCTAGCTGATCAAGTTACTGTAGCCAAAAATGATCCAGATTGGCAGGCATGGGTTGATACCCAAGTTAATGACATATTGACAAGTAGAAGCAGAGCAGGCCTTAAAGCAGTTTCTTTAACCCAAAAAGAAATGGATAAGCTATGGGAAATGGCAGGACATCAAAATCTTGAAGTCGAGTCTGGAGTTATTACATTTAGTTCAAATGTACATAATAATGCGCGCCAAATAATAAAAGATAATAGATTAAAAAATTTACAGATTATACAGCTTACTAGCAATAAAGTTGCTTGGAGTGAATTAATGAAGCTAGTGGATGCAAAAGAGATTACAATGGCTGATGCAAAAATGATTCATGATATACTTGAAAAGAAGCCAGATGTTAATGGATTTATTGCGGGTGGCAAATATGTAGTTGAAGGAAATTTAGAAAAAAATCAAGAATTATTCAATAAAGGCGATATAAGAGCTGGAGTAGTTATTTTACATGAACTTGACCACTTTATGGACGATGCTTATTTTGGTAACAAAATGGTTGAGAATAAAGATGGGGTTATGATTACTACTTTGTCCCCAGCTGGAAATGAATATGTTTTAAATTTATATGAAGCAATGAGCACTCATAAAAATAAGGATTTTCAAACATTACATGGAAAAATAGAAATGGCTTTATTAGGAAATGAAATTTATTTCAATGAGGCCACTGATGATAACGGCAATATTTTACCATTTGCGGAGCGTACTGATAGATATAAAGATGAATATAGTAAAGAAATAAAATCTCTTCTTTATGCGGCTGAAGGATTTGGATTAGAAAAAGGAGAAAGTATAGTTGATAAAATGCTGGCTGGGTTTACAATGAAAATTAATACTCCTCAAAAAGCTTTAGATTATGTTTTAACTAGTAATGCCGCATTTAGAATGGGTAAAACTACAACTAAATTCAAACGAAAAGTTGGTAAAAAACCAATCAAACCAACAGAGGGGGTAAAGGAATCTAAACAATTAGTAACTCAGATTAACCAAAAAAATAAAGGGGTTGAGAATTTTAAACCTGTTACTGAAGATCAATTAACAACAATGGTTAATAAAGTAGCTAATAGGTCTTGGACTAGATTTGGTAAACCGATTCCTTTAAATATAAGACAAAAGTTTCTTTCAAAAGATGTTGATAAAGATCCTGGGGGCAGACAAGCATGGTTAGATAATGCTAAACCTATACTACAAACTATAGCTTTAGATTATGATGCAAGTAAAGCTACTTTCGAAAGCTTTATGGCTAATAGGGGTATGGAACGAGCTAATGCTTGGGCTAAGGATTTAAGTATTCCTGATGCTTCTAAAGGACAGCGTATTAGTTTAGAAAGTAAACAAATTCAAGCCAAGCCTACTGCTACAGAAGGGGATTTAAAAACTAGAGCTGAAAAAGAAGCCAAGGAAGTAACCCCATCTTTAAAAAGTAAAATAAAAGGTAAGAAAAAACCTACTTTACTAGGAGAAACAAAACAAGCTGTTGCTAAAGAAATTAAATATAAGCTTCCTAAATATAATGAAGATTCCACGGTTAAACAGCAAACTAACTTAGTTAAAGAATTAAGTAAAGGATTACCAAATACTGAAGTAAAAGTAACCCGAGATGGTAAAACTAAAAAGCAAAAACTATTCCATTCAGTTATTGATTTTATGGGTGCAAAAAATAAAACTGTAGGGGAATATGATGCTTGGTTAGCAGAAAATTATACAACTCTTCTAGGCCCAAATGGTTTAACCACTACTTATTTATCTAAAGCATTTCCTCATGCAGTAGAAAAATATGTAATAGGGGAAGGATGGGTTAGGTATCCTAAATGGAAAGGTAAAAAAACTGGTACTAAACCCGGTAGTATTGCTACTTGGAGATCTGCTGAAGAAGGTCCATATCAAGGATCTGTAGCTAATCTTCAAAAAATGCGTAGAGTAAAAGATATTAAAAATACTATTCCTTTAGCCGCATTTAAAGGTAAGTATATTAAATATAAAGATGGTAAGCTCCATATACCTCAAATGCCTACACAGGGTTTAGCAAAACAAATAGCTAAAGAACTTGGATTAAAAACTTTTGCTGAAGAACTTCAAAAAGATAAAAGTGAAATCAAAGAAGATTTTAAAGCCAGACAAGATTTATTAGGGGCTATAATACTAGAAAATTTTGTAGAACAAATAAGTTTAGATTTACAAAGAGAGGGAGTAAAATATTCAGTATCTAATTTAGATATAAGTAATTTAAATTATTGGTTAAACAATAGATTTGCTTTTTATGCTAAAGTTCAAGAAGCTTTCCCTGGATTACGAAGTAAAGCAAATAAAGCAAATACTATAAAAACTTTAACTAATCTTCATATAGCTACCTATGGAAATAGAATAGCAGAAGAAGATCATAGAGGCATTGCTGAACAATTTGCTAATTTATTACATATTCCTTTAAAAGCAACAGAAGGTTATTATAAAACTGTAGATTTTATAAATTATATGGATGATATTGCTTTTGCTAGTGATACAAATGAGGCTATTACTAAATTTACAGGGGCTGATACTTCTACAGCTGAGATATTAGATGATATAGGATATATAATGGAAGGAAGAAGAGTAGTAGAAGATATATTTGCACCTTCTTTAATAAAAAAATATGGTAAAGACAAAGCATTAATTTTATTAGCTACTTTTGCTCCTGGAACTTTTAGTAATGGATCTAAATATGTTGGCCCTTTTGATGCTGAAAATATGTTTAAGAGGCATAGTAAAGATAAAGCTCGTGTTACATTATTTGGTAGAAAAGATATTGATGTATTAGAAAATATTATAAAAAAGCATTTTCCAGATGTAACAAGTATAGCTAGAAACAAAATAACTTTTACAAAAGAGAGTGGTAAAGAATCTATACCATTAAATATTAATACTAAAGCTGATGTCTTAGAAAAATATCTAAAAGATCAATTAACTGAGGAAGATTTAGATAAAATAGATGCTGATGCTCATGCGGCTTGGGAGTTCACTGTTGATTTAATGGAAAGCTTAGATGTAAAATCTATTGATAATAATACCAGGGCTTTAATTTTAGCAGTAAGTAATGGTGGAATGCATACGTCTTTAAGGTTGAGCGCAAGAGTGTGGGGGAGATCTACTGTAATGCAACATGATTTAAAAATACCTAAACTTGCTACAGCTAAAAATGTTAAAGATGGGAAGGCTAAGAAAGTTGGTGATAAAATGTATAATAAAGAAGGGGAGCTTATAATGGAAAATGCTTATAGATATGAGCACTCCCTGCCAGCAAGAGTAGTATTATGGTATTTATATGATTCTCTTATAAATAAAAATAAGTCTATAGATTTAGAGCTATTAGAAGATGATTATAGGGTTAATATTATTCCTAGAAAAGAAATGGATGATGTCGTAACTGAAGTTGGGTTAGGACAAACTATGTTAGCCAGTTATAAGCCTGGAGATCAGACTTGGTGGGAAAGATATTATAATATATTTACTTTTGGAAGAATGCCTTATGCAATAGAATCCTTAAGAAATCCTGAAAATAAAATTGGAGAAGCTTGGCAAGAAAACTTCAAAGATTCTAAAAATCCATTAATAAAGCTAAATGCACAACAAACGGTTAAGTTTAATAACAAAGCTGATATTGCAATGGCTAAAGCTAGAAATAGTATTAAATGGTCTGAAAATATCAAGGGCATAAGTGTATTTGATTTTGATGACACTTTAGCTGAAACAAAAGAAAAGGTTATAGTTAATATGCCTTATTATGCCCCTGGAAGTATGACTGAAGCAACTATGGAATTAACACCAGCTGAATTTGCACTTGAAGCAGAAAGATTAGAAAGGCAAGGAGCTGCATTTGATTTTTCTCAATTTGAAAACGTAATTGGTGCTAAAAAAGGGCCATTAGCTGACCTTGCTTTAAAACGCCAAAATAAATTTGGCAGTGGAGATATATTTATTTTAACTGCTAGACCCCAAGCAGCGGCTCTTGGTATTAAAACATTTTTAGATGGAATAGGATTAAATATACCATTAAAAAATATAGTAGGTTTAGAAGAGGGTACACCTAAATCTAAAGCAGATTGGATAGTTACTAAGGCGGCTGAAGGATATAATAATTTCTATTTTGCCGATGATGTTCTTAAGAATGTTAAAGCTGTTAAAAATGTATTAGATGTATTAGATGTTAAATCTAAGGTACAGCAAGCTAGAGTCAAATTTTCTGAAAATCTTAATTATAGATTAAATACTATGATTGAAAGAACCAAAGGAGTTAAGGCTGAATATACATATTCTAAAGTTGTTGCCCAAAGAAAAGGTAGAAGCAAAGGTAAATGGACTGTATTTATTCCATCCTCTGCTGATGATTTTAGAGGATTAACTCAATACACATTTGCAGGTAAAGGAAAACAAGGAGAAGCAGACCAAAAGTTTTTTGATGAAGCTTTAATTTTACCTTATACTCGAGGAATTGGGGAAATGGAAATAGCTAGACAACGAGTAAGCAATGACTATAAAACCCTAAAAAGAGCAATGCCTTTAAAGAAATATAAAAATGCTTTTGGAAATTTAAAGAAAATTGAAGGTACAGAATACACATATGACGAGGCCATAAGAGTTCATCTTTGGACTAGATCAGGAATTGATATGAGAAATTATGGAATGTCTGGGCGAGATCAGCGTATGTTAGACAAATTAGTTAGGGAAACCCCAGAATTATTAGCATTTGCAGAAGGAGTTCTATTAATTACAAATAAAGATACATATGTGCCGCCTAAAGAAAATTGGATGGTTGGTACTATTTTAGGTGACTTAAATACTTTAACTGAAAGTGTAAATAGGAAAGAATATTTACAAGAATTTATAACCAATGTAGATATTATGTTTGATGAAAAAACATTAAATAAAATAGAAGCTATATATGGTACTAGATATGTTGATGCTTTACAAGATTCGATTGTAAGAATGAAAACCGGGTCTAATAGAACTAGCGGTGTTAAAGATAAAATCGTAAATAAGTGGAATAATTGGGTTAATCGATCTATTGGTGCTATTATGTTTTTAAATAGAAAATCTGCAGTATTACAGCTAATATCTACAGTTAACTTTTTAAATTGGGGTGATAATAATCCATTAAAAGCAGGGATGGCTTTTGCTAACCAAGGGCAATTCTGGAGCGATGTAGTTTATTTATTTAATTCGCCTAAATTAAAAGGACGTAGAAAAGGATTAAAAGGTGATGTAAATGAGGCAGAAATAGCAGCAGCAGTAAAGGGCGCAACAAATAAAATGGAGGCTTTTATGAGCGTATTATTAAAATATGGATTTACTTTTACTCAAATAGCAGATAGTATAGCTATTTCTACAGGTGGTGCGTCATTTTATAGAAATAGAATTAATACTTATAAAAATCAAGTTAATCCAAAAACTGAAGTATTATATACTCAGGCAGAAGCTGAAGCAAAAGCGTTTAAAGATTTTTCATTAATTTCAGATGAAACTCAACAATCTGCAGATCCAATGTTAATATCTCAGGAACAAGCTGGTACTATGGGAAGATTAATACTCGCTTTCCAAAATACACCAATGCAGTATACTCGTTTAATTAAAAAGGCGGTAATGGATTTAGCAGCTGGAAGAGGAGATACAAAAACCCATATAAGTAAAATAATTTATTATGGAATGGTTCAAAATATTATATTCATTGGCTTACAGCAAGCTTTATTTGGGGATTTAATGGATTGGGATGAAGAGCCAGAAGATAAAAAAGCAGCATTAATTAAAAAACAAAAACAAGATTTAAAAATAGTAAAATCTCTTAATGGCATGATAGATACTTTATTAAGGGGATCTGGTATACAGGGAGCGGCTATAGCTGCAATAAAAAATACTATTTTACAATATTTTATACAAGAACAGAAAGGGTTTCTAGCAGATCATACTTATACCGTTATAGAGGCTATTAATTTATCACCTCCAATTGGAAGTAAAGTTAGAAAAGTATACGCAGCTATACAAACCAAAAAATTCAATAGGGACGCTATAAGTGAAAGAGGATTTGATGTTACTATTGATGGTAAATTTAACTTAAGTCCAACATATTCAGTAATTGGTAGTTTAATGTCAGGTGTACTTAATATACCATTAGACAGAGTAGTCGCAGAAACTGATGCTATTACTGAAGCTTTAGATGAAAGAAACGAAGCATGGCAAAGGTTAGCATTAGCTATAGGGTGGAGATCTTGGGAAGTGAATGCTAAAAATGAAGAGCATGACCTTATTAAAGCCGCTGGGAAAGAAAGAAGAAAAAAAGAAGGAATTGAAAAAGCTAAAAAAACAAGAGCAGAAAATAAAAGAATAAAAGATTCTATATATGATGCTTTACCAACTGATGTAAAAGTACAATTACTATTAGAGAAAAAAATGAAAGCATTTGAGAAAAAATTAGAAAAATTAAAAAACATACAATGAAAAAACTAATAACAAAATGTATTGATAAAATACAAGAAGCATGGAATAAATTAATGTATAAATTAATGTTTAAAAAATATAAGTAATGAAGAAGCTGTGGTTAATTTTATTAATTATATCACATTTTAG